CACCAGGGTTCTGTCAGGGGCTCTTGCGTTGAAGGGCCGTCCCTCCGGGGGCGGCCCTTCCGCTTCTGCTTGAATGACGGCGTGAGCATGATCACCGACCTGGGCTACGGCACTCCTATCGAAGAAGAGGAGTACGAGGACCCGTCGCTCCTGGCCGAAGAGGAACAGGAAGAGGTCATCGACCTGGACCCGGAGATGGCCGGGTTCGTGGACGAGTTGATCAAGCGGATCATCGTCTTCTGTGAGGAACTGGCCGGGTTCGACATGTACCCGTACCAGCGTCAGATCTCCTATCGGATCATCGAGTCGCTGATCCTCAAGGACGCCGAGGAGATCACTGCCCTGCAGGCCCGCCAGTCGGGCAAGAGCGAGGTCGTGGCCACCACCCTGGCCGGGTGCATGGTCCTGTTGCCCAAGCTGGCCATGACGTTCCCGATCCTGGAGCGCTTCAAGCGGGGCATGATGGTCGGGATCTTCGCCCCGGTCGATGAGCAGGCCGACATCGTCTTCAGCCGCATCGTCACCCGGCTGACCAGCGAGCGGGCCGTGGCCATGCTGCTCGACCCGGAGATCGATGAGAAGGTCGACGGCAAGTCCAAGGTCATCAAGCTCAAGGGCGGGTCGTTCTGCCGCCGCCAGACGGCCAACCCCCGAGCGAAGATCGAAGGCGCCAGCTATCACATCATCCTGATCGATGAATGCCAGGACGCCGACGAGGGTGTGATCCGCAAGTCGATCCACCCGATGCTGGCGTTCTACGCCGGGACGATCGTCAAGATCGGCACTCCTGGGTATCACAAGGGTGACTTCTGGAAGGCGATCAACCTCAACAAGCGCCGTCAGGGGGCCAAGCGCACCCGGCAGAACCACTTTGAGTTCGACTACAAGGTGGTGTCTCGCTACAACAGCGACTACGCCCGCTGGGTGACCAACGAGAAGCGTCGTGTGGGTGAGGACTCCGAGGAGTTCCAGATGTCCTTCTGCCTCAAGTGGCAGCTGGACCGAGGCATGTTGATCACCGAGGACGACCTCGACTACCTGGCCGACCCCTCCATGCAGCTGGTCAAGGGGTGGTCACGCTCTCCCGTCGTGGTCGGCATCGACCCGGCCCGGGTCAAGGACAGCACCGTTGTCACCGTCATGTGGGTGGACTGGGACTTCCCCGATGCCGCCGGGTTCCGTGAGCACCGCATCCTCAACTGGCTGGAGATCCACAACACGGATTGGGAGGAGCAGTACTTCCAGATCATGGACTTCCTCGACCCGTACCGCATCGCCTACGTCGGCGTCGACGCCCAGGGCATGGGCTCGGCGGTGGCCGATCGCCTCAAGCGCCTGTTCGGCAGTCGTGCCGAGGTCATCGCCTTCACCTCCGACAGCAAGAACCAGAGCGAGCGGTGGAAGCACCTCATCGAGTTGATCCAGCGCAAGATGTTCGTCTACCCGGGCCACAGCAAGGCCCGCCGTACCCGTGTATGGCGCCGATTCCGCCAGCAGATGGTCGACGCCGAGAAGGAGATGAAGGGCCAGTACCTGATGATCGCTGCGCCCAACGAGAAGGAAGCGCACGACGACTACGTTGATTCGGCAGCATTGGCCGCTGCTTGCTCGATGTTGCAGACTGTACCAGAAGTAGAGGTCGTAGCAAGCCCGTTCTATCGCAGGTAGCGGCACGTAGTACGTTTTCATCGTGACAGCAATCAAGCACGGTGACAACATCACGGGCAAGCGCACGAAGCTGTATCAGGTGTGGGTGGGCATGCGGGCGAGGTGCTCCAACCCTCGACACATCTCCTACAAGAGCTATGGCCGCAAGGGCATCCGTGTGGATCCACGCTGGGACATCTACGCCGAGTTCCGTGACTGGGCCTACGCGAACGGCTACGTCGAGCACGAGGGTCCAGGGCGCAACCCGCTGTGGATCGATCGGATCAATCCGCATGGCCATTACTGCCCGGAGAACTGTCGGTGGGTCACGGCCAAGGAGAACATCCGTCGCACGATGGCTTCGATGGCTGCCTTTGGGGAGATGAAGACGTTGGTGGAGTGGTCTGAGGACGACCGATGTGCCGTGAGCTACTACGCCCTGCGTGACCGTGTCACCAGGGGCTGGAGCATCGAGCATGCGATCATCGCACCCGCCGGATCACGCAAGGAGTAGCCCCATACGTCGGAACCGCCCGGCTCGTCCACGGGTGATCTACACTCGCCCCATACACGACTATGAGGGAGGGCTCTCATGGCTTACCGCCCAGAATCCGGCTACGAGACGGCGATCGCCGTCAACAACGTTCGCCGGGGTCCGCTGCGCTTCGAAGAGGGCATTGCCACTGACACCGACATCCCCAATGACTTCGGTCAGGGTGCCTACGGCGACACGGCTGGAGATGGTCGGGGCTACCCGTACACCATGGTCAAGGATCCGGCCACGACCATGCGGGAACGCGTGCATGTCGGCTCGGCGTCATGGATCGAGGCCCCGACCATGCTCAACGACTTCGTCATCGGTGCGAGCGTCAACGGCAACGGTTTCGAGATGGAGCTTGGCTCCGATCGCCGCCTGATCCGGATCAATCCCGCCCAGGTCCAGGACTAGTCCCGTGGCCTCCAAGGAGGCCAAGCCGAAGAAGAAGCCCTTCCTCGACGTCGGCGCTCCAGGGCCGGGCAGCCCGCGCCTGGCCTCCGGTATGTGGCCAGAGAAGCAGGCCAAGGCCCAGAAGGCCCGGAACCCGTTGCAGGGTGGGACGGCGGGAGCCGCTGCCGTCTCGCCCTCCGGGCCCCAGCTGGAGCCCAACCCTGTCGGCAGGCCCCCGACCAACATCGGCAAGTACCTGATCAAGCCGTCGCCCAACGCCCTGTCCGGCTTTGAGATGTTGAACGAGACGCCGGACGTGATCGGCCAGGTCAACAAGAACTATCTCAAGGCCCAAGAACTGCCGCCGCATCTCCAGCCGGTGCGGTTCCACAGCCCCATCGTGGAGCACAACAGGGCGCTGTCCATCAGCCGTGGCTGGCGCAAGCCGAGGGGTCGTGCCGGATGAGTGATGACATGACGATCGCCTTCATGGAGCACATGGAGGCGATGATGGACGAGATCGAAGAGACGGGCGAGTGCTCGATGCCCCCGTTCAACTTCATCCCGCCGGAGTGCGTCGACCAGATCCGGGAGGGGTTGAAGGATGCCTAAGACCACGAAGCGGGGCGAGGCTGTCGCCAACCCACTCATGGGCATGACCCCCGCCGATCTCCAGCCCGAATCTGTCGGGCCCGGCGCCCATGGTGACTATCTCCACAGCTGGTCCCAGCGCCACGCCCAGGCCGACGCCGTGGACCGGCAGATCAAGGCCATGGCCTTCCCCGGCACCGGAGATAATCCTGGTGTCCACGAGACGATGGCCGGGGAAGACCCGATGTCGATCGCCATGTCGGTGCCCGGTGGCCTGCAGCCGCACCATCTGCTGAACCGGGCCCAGACGCTGCGGAAGTGGGAGGTCCCCGACCTGCCGCCCGGACAGCGTGAGGGCTTCGGCTCCTCGATGGCCACCAACGTGGCCGAGGGCAACATCAGCGCAGCGAGCAAGAACACCGGCACGCCGTGGATCGCCCACGAACTCAACAAGCTCACTGCTCGGGCTCCCCAACTGGCGGCCGATCCGCTGGGGGCCATCGTCAACAACCGCAAAGAGTCGATCGCCACCAGCCTGGCCTCCGGCGATCCCGACTCGGCGTGGTATCAGGGCAAGGCCCAGGCGATGATCCATGCCGCAGCGGCCGAGCACGACGTGCCCGTGCCGTTGATGCGCAAGGTCACTGCTGCGGCCAGCCCTCGGGCCAAGTGGGATCACACCTACGTGAAGAGCACGGCGAATGACAGGGCGGGCCTCTCCGGGACGACGGTCTTCCCCAACATCGTGGACGCTGGGCGTGTCGTTGAGGCGTCCAAGGGCCGTACGGCCGAGGAAACGGCCGCAGAGGTCGTGGCTCAGAAGATCCCCGGTGTCCAGCGCCAGCCCGCAGCGCGCATCGCCGCCAACATGATGACCGGCAAGATGCACGGCAGCGATCCGATCCCCAAGACGGGCGAGTCGGAGAAGATCGACACCTTTGAGGTCAACCTCTCCGACCCCACGCACCCGCAGTGGGGCCACTCGCCATGGGTCGAGCGCCACCAGCTGTCCGGACACACCGCCGATGTGCAGGACGCCCGTGCGGGTGGCTTCCACGAGGACAACATGGTGGTCGAGCGAGAACTGACCGGCAAGGTGGACAAGAAGGGCCGTCCGACCCGTGTCGGCAAGCCGGTCCACGAGGAGATGTTGCAGAGCCCCGCTGGTGCGGACATCGCCCAGTCCACC